GACTATATTGAACGTCCAGAAGATACCGCACCTCGTAGCGACCCTACGGAAACACAGTTATATAACGTGTTTAAAAGCGCAGGTTTTGCGGGGACTGAAGACGATTTCTACAAAGACTTTATGCCAGACGTTAATCGAGAAGATATGGAACTCTTGACACAGGCAGGACAAGGATTTAAGGAAGGAAGTGTATTTGGTAAGTTAAGTAGTAGCGATCCATTTGAAGCTTTTGGTTCTATTGAGAGCTTGTTTGCAGATGAGGACAAGGCTAAAGAAGTAAGTAGCAAGACAAGTTCTTCTACGGAAAAGAAATCGTACTTCAGTCTTTATGACGACAATGACGACGAAGACACTACAACTGCAAAATCTAATGCAGGCCAAGGCTTTCTTGGTAGTTTTACCAGCGCTTTTAAAGGTTTAACACCGAAGTATTAATCATGAGTAAACACAAGAAAGCCGCTAGTGCCGCCAAGATTCACAAAGATTCTATGGAGTGCAACAAGCCAAGAAAAACTCCTGGCCATGCAACTAAATCACACGTTGTTAAAGCATGTGAAGGAGGCGAAGAAAAGATCATTCGTTTTGGTCAGCAAGGCGTAGAAGGCGCTGGTAAAAACCCAACAACAGCAAAAGATAAGGCTCGCAAAAAGTCTTATTACGCACGACATAATGCCCAGGATTCTAACCCTGATAAGATGTCGGCAAGGTACTGGAGTCATAAGGTGAAGTGGTGATGCAATTAGCAGGTAAACACATGCAAACAATAGACGGGTTGCCGCTGCACACATCCTTGCAGCCAAAGTTTTCCATGGAGCCAGGTTATACCCCTGAGCATTTTCCTAACCAACAAAAAATGCAGCAATTGGCTTTAGGAACAAAAGATGCAAGTTTGCAACGTGCTCTTTTAGATTTTCAATACCCTTTTAGAACTGAAGATTTAATGCGTACAAATTATTCAAACGCGATTAAACAAGTTGTTTTGCAGGCTGTTTCCAGCTAGGATGCGCAGGTTGATTCCTTACCAACATGGCAAAGCCCAAGTCCACCGCAATCTTGATTGAGTCCAAGCCTAAGAAGACTCGTCAAGGCGACGGCAAGCATTCACGTCCCAGCCACGGACGTAAATTGTCTCGCGGCCAAGGCAAGTAAAAATTATGTATACTTGGGGGTAACACTTGTTACCCCTATGGATAATTACAGGCAAGCGATTGATTTAATCTGTCGTTACGAAGGTTTCAATGAACTTGCTTATCCAGATCCTCAAACAGGTGCAGAGCCCTACACGATTGGATTTGGTACGCAGTATTATCCTGACGGCAGTGTTGTCAAGAAAACACAGTGCTGTACACAACGCAAAGCCCTGGAGTATCTTGTCGATGAACTCACCGTTCTAAACACAGAACTTCTGAAGTTGAACTTAGGCTTGGACGAGTGCATGCACCAAGCACTGCTTTCATTTTGTCATTCGGTTGGCTGGGAAAGTTTCCTTTACAGTTCCATCATTGATTGCCTTGAGGTCGATGACTACGTTGGTGTAACAGAAGAAATTGCACGGTGGGTCTTTGATGCAGATCACCAAGTTATTGGTGGCCTCCTGGAACGACGCAGAGAAGAGATCAACCTATTCCTTGCCGAGGTTGAAGCCAAGCCTTGGGTTGCCACAGACGTACTGCTGCGTGCGTTCAGAAGCTATGGTGCGAAGCCCCATGAGACAGAAGCAATCCAAACCCTGGAAGCAACAATCAATCCTTATGCGCTCGCCGAATTTGCTAACCGTTTCAAGCTTGACGACGCCTCTGCCTTTTCAAGTGACTAGCGTCCTAGAATAAATGCAGTACTCAGGCTTTCCATGGAGAACGAATCCACACGTAAAGAGTTTGAATTACCTTTAGAACTTCAGTTTGCTATGCGCAAAGCTGAGCTGCAAACAGAGGAGATGTGTTGGGAGGAACTGCGGGCGGCACTGTTAAACCTGTACTTCCAACGGATGATGGAATGGGCAGCCGTCAAAGAAATCATGTGTTCTGAAGGGATTGATATCGAGTGGGATTTGCCTAGTGAGTTGGAACTCAGCGAACTCGCCCTGGCTTGTATGCAGGACGAGTCAGACGATGACGATGATTTACAATACGCTCATCCTTTTTGACTTTCGTCCAGTTGGATAAGACGATCTAGGTACCACTGTGCTTTCTTCAGTGATTCTGTCTCGCCTTTGTGGCGCTCACGCCAAATATACTTTATGTTATTTCCCTTGCAGTAACCACGGAATTCTTCGTTGGTTAAAGCTGCCTCAATGGCTTCAATGCATTCGATGCCCCCATCGGTGTAATGGGAAGGATGATTTACGACATCCTCTTTGATTGTGGGCGTTGTTTCAAGCGGTTTAATCGTAACCCAGGGTACTGGACAAACGCCATCTACGCACCCATTGGTTTCGTCAACAGGGGAAAACATGTCCATTGTAAAAATACCGACTGAGACAGCCTAGCATTTTTAACGCATTACGCCTTTGCGTTTGGCAGAAAGCAGAAGTTCAATATCGTCTGGATCACCTTCTATATCACCTTGGATACCAGGAGGCTTGGGGTTTGCTCCATATAACTCCATACCTTCTTCCATGGAAGGAATGTAACCCGTCAAGCCTGGACGTTGACCATACAAACCTTGACCTTCAATATTAAGTGGGTTGCGTTGCATGCCATCCATGGGGGCAACTAAGCCCGTGTTATACATATCTTGAAGAGGTACGTCGTTGGTTGCAGTATCGAGAGGTGCACCAAAATCCTCAAAACCAATACAACGGCACTTTACTTGATCATTATTTGCTGCAAACTCTTGCAAAAACATTGAGGGCCGCATTGTTTTCTTAGCGATATATCCTTTCTATAATGATAGTATGAGCAAGTTTAGATCCGAGACTTACGACGCAGCCAAGGACTCTGGCACCTCTGCTGGCGTACCAACAGATCTGAACCCTGGAAAAGCTTACAACGTTGATCTGCGGTACGTACGACCGCAAGAACGAGGTGTCGTTGGTTCCGCGTCAAAAGGAGCAGTGGCACGCGTTGACCGCTTCATGAAGAGTGCACGAGCTGCTGGTAAATATCAGAAGAACCAACTGATTAACGAACCCACCAGTGCCAATGCTGGTGACAGTGGTGGGCGTGCAGGATCTACCGCGTATGCAGACAAACCCAAACAATCGTTTGGACGTATTTAGACCTGTGGAAAAACTACGGTATTTGGTTGGTCTTGATACTTACCTTTCCGATCTTGGTAACTGACTTCACAAGGATTACCACGATAGAAAAGTAGTTGAGTAATCCCCTCGTTTGCATAGACACGATTGAATAGCCCAGTGCAGTTACTGATCTCAAGCGTCAGGTAACCTTCCCACCCACTTTCAGCGGGCGTGATGTTAACCAGGATTCCTGAGCGTGCGTATGTAGATTTACCAACCGCAACAACAGTGATATCACGAGGCAACTTCAGACGTTCTTGTGCAACACCTAGACAATACCCATACGGAGGAAGAAGAAAGTATTTGCCGCGTTCATCTTCCAAAAGTTCCGCAGGTTTTAAAATACTCTCATCAAAGGCCTTTGGATCACAATCACCGGTTTGGGTTTTACCGAAAATCAGGCACTGACTTGGGGACAAACGAATGTCATATCCGTAAGAGCTAAGTCCATAACTCAACAAACGCCGACCATCTTCCTTGCTAATCAGACGATCAACAAAGGGTTCGATCATTTGTTCTTTCTCGACACGCTCTTTGATTTCCCAATCGGCCAGGACGCTCATAAGACCTCGATAGCTTGTTCAGTCTACAAGGAGATGGCCACGTTCGCCGTAGATTTTACAGAAGTGTTCTACTGCATCTCCTGAGCGATCTTTGGGAGGCAGGTAGACCAAAAAAGACGTACACGTTTGTTTTTTCTCTACATTCCCATCGAGATTACGGAGCAGGTAAGGGACGGTACGTAGAACGCACATAGGGAATTTAAAAATCTTTGGCTCGTATCGAATCATGTCAGGGCAGTTGCTGAAGTAAAGCCCTTGCTCAATTTCGTCCGCCAACCATGCATGGTACATCCGACGGAACCATACGGCATGCGAAGAAGTCAACGTCAATGACGAAGCGCGTGTCATCTTCCACCGTTGGTTCTTTTGATCCCAAAAGTATGATCCCGCTGGTGGAAACAAATAGCAGCTTCCGTACCATTGTTGGTTATTTAAACCATCATCCACGGGTGTGTAGTATTCAGTCGCTTGTACGTACTCATTAGCGACCTTGGAGCTTGCTACATCCAAATCAATGCCGCCTAAAAGTTCATTGGCAGCATGAACTAAGTCTGCGTTGGTGATGAGTTCTGCGCCTTCAACTCTGGCAGATACGCCGCGAATACCTTTCTCAGTCATTGTTAACGATGTCGTTATACGCTATTTCCAAATAGCGAAGACCCTTGTCATCATTGATGATATACCCTGCTTTCTCCATCGGGTCAATCTTTTGTGCTGCCCCAAGGATGCGTCGTAATGTCTCGGCAAGATCACCGTTATTGTTATGTTCGCAATCTTCTTCTGCTGCGTGAATTTCTTTTAACGTCCAAAAGAATATAGAGCGCTCTTTATTGTCAGGTTGGAATACCAAGACGCCAGGACCTTCTGCATCCCAAAACTTAACGTACTGTGCACCCATGTCCCCAAGAATGAGCTTGACAGTGGTATCAAGCATTTTTGCCTTGGTCTCGTCTAGTTCAGGACCAATGACTGACGCAATTAACTTCTCACGGCGATCCACTTTTTAACAACCCTTGACGATGCAGAGATTCTAACAGCTTTGGAGTTGGCTGGTACAAAACAACCAACTTGCCAAGCACGCCGCGTTTCTTGCAGAGTTTTCCTTGCTCATCTCGCACCTTATCAAATTCCCCGGACCTGATTAAATACTCGGCAACACATCGCAAACGACGTTTAAGAGGCAACTCCGCTTGTGGGAATTTACCGCAGATTGTGTCTGGGTTCAGATCTTTGAATGCCAGTCGCAATCGATTAGCCAAGGTCATACCAGAGTTTGCGTCTTCTTCTTCATAATTTTTTAAGTTTTCTAGGTAACGACGCAGACAACCATCATCGAAGGAACCCCAGGGTGGTAAGAACATTTCCACTTGCTCTGCCAGGGATTTAGGCAGCAGTTCCTCATGGTTATTGATAGTGATGGCATCGATATCAATTCCTTTAAAACGATGTGCCATCACTCAAGAACCTCTTTGGTCGCATGATACAAGTGATACTGCGCACGCAAGTTTTTAAGATTGATGTTTTCGTTTTTAGCAAAGGATTGAATGAGGCGGTTCCATGGAATACGCAAGACTGCTTTTTTGTGGACGTCAGGAGAAACGTTGACATAATGAATGCCTTCGACCCAGCCTTTGTCAGCGTTTTTTCTACCGATTGCAATCCAGTTGCGAATGGTTTGATCGGAGACTCCTAGACGCCTGCCACATTCTTCTGTCGAAATGTATTCATCTGCAAACATTTCGGGATTGGCAATGTCGGTCTCAGCGTTTGAGTACCGACTATGCCACATGGAACCAAGGATATTCCTGATTCCTTTTAGTTCGTAGGCAATGTCTTCCAAGCCTTTGCGTAGTCCGTACGGCATGCTGCACTCCGATCAATTAAATGCTAGTCTTTTGTAAACAACTTTGTGATCATGGAAGAGCAAATTCCACCTAGCCAACCCCCCATGCAACAGACTCTGGAAGGGCAGATTACTCCTGAGATGTTGGCTGAAATGAAAGCACGTGCCATGGAGCTAGCCATCCAGCAAACGGCACCTTTCCGCACGTCTGTAGAAATGCCGCCGCAAGTTGTGTATGTGCGGCGCAATTTAACCGTGGCAGAATTGCTGTTGGTACTATTGCTTTCTTGTGGAATTGTAACAGGAATTCAAGGGCTTTGGTACTTGGGTACTAATTTATTGCCACGTCTTGAGATTAGGGTACGCTAAATAAGCCGCACTATAATAAAGGAAAGAATTGCGCAGTAGATAGGTGGCAAACCGCCGTATTACCGAATTTCCTGCAATTGCAGCGAACGAAATTGTAGATCAGGATGTCATGACCCTGGTCCACGTTTTTGAGGTGGACCCGTCACTGCGCAACAAAAAGATTACCTTTTCCCAATTCAGGGATTATCTCGATTTATATTATGCCCCTGGCAGCGGCGCTTTAATTAGTGGCAACGTCACGATCACTGGCAATTTAACAGTAGGTGGCAATTCCAGTTTTAATACGGTAACTGCTTCTGGTCTTAGTACCTTTAGTGGAATTGTTGTTCAAAACAATGCCACTGTCAGCGGCACGATCAGTGGAACCACGGTAACAGGTACGTTTGTACAAGGTAGTCAAGTCAATGCAGTAACTGGTACCTTTACAACCCTGGCAACAGGAGCCACTGCATCTTTCCCAACAGGAAACTTTACAAGTCTCACTGGCACTACAACAAGTGGTGTAAGTGCTTTTTTTACAAATGGCACGTTTACCAACGTCACTGGTACTACGTTCACAGGAACAACCGTTGCTGCAACCACTGGTACGTTCCAGGTCCTGGGAACGCCAATTCTTGACGTCAGCGGGAATTTATCTGTTGCAAGTGGACTAACTGTCACGGGACTTGCACAATTTGCAAGCGGTGTACGAGTCAGTGGTACGTTATCAGGAACAACAGTTACTGGAACTACGGCACAGTTCTCGACAGTCTCTGGTGTTTCTGGTGTATTTACTACGCAAGTATCAGGTGCCACGATTACTGGCAATACGTTGCTTGCTTCAAACGTAACAGGTGTTTCCGGTACGTTTACGACTAGGGTTTCAGGTGCAACCGTAACTGGCAACACAGGTGCATTTGGCACGATCACCGGAGTCTCCGGTGTATTTACACAAGTTCTTTCAGGTCAAACAATTACAGGAGACGTTGGTAACTTTGGAACAATAACAGGTGTTTCTGGTACGTTTACCAACGTATCTGGAGCAACTATTACAGGTACTGTTGTCAACGCGGGGACGGTTACTTCGGTTACTGGTAACTTTGGCCGTGTGTCAGGCACAACAGTTACAGGTAATGCCGGACAATTCACGACAGTTACCGGTGCCACGGTCATTGGAACCACCAGTGTTTCCGGTGCTACCGTCACAGGTAATGCAGGACAATTCACAACAATCACGGGCATTACAGTTGTTGGCACCACCAGTATTTCTGGTGCAACCGTCACGGGTAATACGGTACTTGCGACAAACTTAACCGGTCAAGTAGGTACTTTTACCACGAGTGTTTCCGGGGCTACAATCACTGGCAACACAGTTTTAAGTACTTCGGGAAGATTCCAGCATGTAAGTGGGCTTGTTATTACCGGCGATACCATGCAAGCCGGTTTAATTTCGGCGGTATCTGGTGTTTTTACAAACATTGTCTTTGTTAACACCGTTGTTTCAGGTAACCTTTTCGTATTAGGAACAGGCATTTTCTCTACAGGAGGCATTGTTTCCTCTGGAACAATTAGTGGAAGCACGGTTACTTCCCCCAGTGGCATCTTTACTTACCTTTCAGGAACAACAGTTACCGGTACTACGGTTCAATCGGTTACAACCTCGGCAACAACCGGGACATTTACCTCGTTAACAGGAACAACAACTACAGGTGTAACTGCGACATTCACAACTGTTTCCGGTGTAACAATTACTGGTGCAACCGGTGTGTTTACCAATATCACCGGTAGTACTCTTGCGGTTACAACACCATCTGGTGCAACACCTGCCATTGTTTGTTCTGGCGTCGTATCAGGTGGTACAAGCGGCTTTATTATCCAAGGACCGTTAGTAATCCTGCCTTAATTCTTCGGTTAAAATAAACAAAAAGAGACAACAAAATGGCTTACGGCGAAATTAAAGTCGATACCGTCACTTTTACTGATGGTGGCATTGATAAGAGCGTTTCTATTTCCGGGTTAGTTCAGAACCCAACGTTCAGCGGAAATATTACAGTCACTGGCACTATCTCTGGAAATACTGTTCAAGGACAAACAGTCTCAGGTGCAACTGTCACTGGCACAACGGCCAACTTTGTGTCCGGTGTATTCACCACACAAATTTCTGGTGCAACAATCACCGGTAACGTAGGCAGCTTTACCACCATCACTGGTGGCACTGTTACGCTGACCTCAGGTGTTTTTGCTTCTGGTACTGCAGCAGCGCCTTCTGTTTCAATTGGAACCACAGATAACGGACTGTACTCCCCCGGCGCAGATCAAGTAGCGGTAGCAACTAATGGCACTGGGAGGTTGTTTGTTGATTCTCTTGGTCGGGTTACGGTTACTTCAAGTACTAGTCCGGGCC